TTACTCGTTATCACCAAAGGAAAACAACTGTGGTTGTCGGTGAGCCATCACTTGTTTGTGTACCCTGTGAATCAGCTTACGTAACCCTCGTTCAGTTATGCCGTATTTAGTACTTAACTCAGCCCAGTTATTCCCCCGGAATTCTTCATAAATCTGCATATCACGCAGAGACAGCTTATATGCGTAGTCACGAGGGAAGGTGAAGTTTTGCCCGCCAAAGTGAGATGCCAGAAAATCTGCCACAGCCAGCCCCAATTGTTCAGCCTGTTCGGATGATAAACCGTAATCAACCCCAGTCTCAGTAACGTGGTCGGCAACTTCAGACAGCAGTTTATGCCGCTTATGCTCCATTGGTGTTGTCATGGTGACCTCCAGAAATCACTTTGCGCCCTGCAGTTCTTCCAGAGCCTTGCGTTCGCGAGTCTGCCACTGCTTGAGTGTCTCAATCACACGGCTTGCTGCCGATGTATTGAGCCAGTCAAGGCGGCTGACGCCCGTAATGCGATGCACATAGACGTTGATTGCCCGTTCGGTGCGGTCGTGAATAAAACCTTCGTCAGCCATTTCCAGCCACAGTGCCCGGATTTTCTTCGACTGATCGTCGGTGGCCGTGAGCTTTTCTTTCTTCTGAGTCCGAACCTTAAACCCGATTTTTTTCATCGCATCGAGGATCTGGTTCAGTTGCCCAATATTCATTTCTCGCGTGGATTCAATGCCAGCGTAGGTATTCAGCAACTGGCGGTAAGTATCTTCATCCATGCGCAGCTCACGCTTTGCCACATGGATGATTTTAATCAGCTGGGTTCGTGTCATTTACCTGCCTCCTGAGTAACGGGGATGGAAGTCTGGGTATTGACGTTGCCCGGGCCATGGGCCAGGGCAAGTGCTGCAATAACAAATACTGAGCCTATGACTCCCAGCATGGCTGGTACAGGGCTTAGATTATCTGCCGACAAATACCCAGCCATGATGGCGAGTAAAAGGCCGATAATGGTTAAAATCAGTGCGCCAATAATCATTTTATCTCCATCAAAGCAAATTAAAAATGAAGAAGCCGGTTAAAGCAGCAAATACAGTTCCCAGAATTAACCACCAGAATCCTTTACGCTCATGCGACGACTGAAACCGTGAGGCTTCGGCTATGAGTTTTTTATTCATATATGTAAGCCTCTTACGGTTTATTAAAATAATCTAGGACAGCGATAACGGTGTAATAACCGATAAACCCGGCAGCAACCCAGATGACAACGCAGCCCAGTACGCACAGTAAAAGAATATTTCCGACAGTTAGCTTCATGACGTGTACTCCAGAGAAAGGGCAGAATCTTTACCGGATACTCCGTGATTTAAACGTGCTTTTAATCCCTCGTTAAATCCAGCTTCCGCCGCATCCTGATCACCCCGACATTTTTTAGCTTCACGCGGGGTCAGGTCGGATAAATCCTGTTCCTTCTTCAGTTTCGCCAGAAAATTAGCCATCAGTGTTTTTTCGGTTTCCGTCACTACAAATGGCTCTATCGCCTGATACGCACCTTCGGTCCATCCTTCGCAGAACTGGTCTGCGCGGGCTGTTTTAGTGGAAGGCTTAATATTCTTACGCAGAGAGCTAATAAAGGTACGGCGGGCTTTGACCATCTGGCGGGAAAGCACATCAAAAGCATAAGCGGCAATTTCCGGGCGCTCATCCGGACCATAAAAAATGACGGTGTTTTGCTTCTGGCTGTTCATATAGTTGCGGCGGAAAGAGTAATAGCAGTTAACACCCATAGCACGGCAAATTAACTGGCCCAGAAACGTCATATAACGGGGGATGCTTTGTGCATGGGATGGCGCACCTTTACTGGCCTTGCTGGTGATATCCATCAGATCGATATCATTCTGGCTCAGCTTGTGCTTACGCATCAATGCCTGCGCCTGATTGAGCGCAGTGGCCGCTTCATGAGAATTCGAACTGCGACGGGCCAGATTCAGGAGCTTTTTGATTTTAGCCAGGTATTTTTCAGTTTCATTTGTCATTTTCATCACCTGTCAGAGGTTGTAATTCAGCTGTGGGGACAAAAGCGTTATATGAAAGTCCGCAGTGAGGGCATTTCAGAATCAGGTCGATACACCACGTACCATCAAAACTTTCCATAATGGTTGCTTGCTCAAAATCCAGATCATCGACCGGGTTGTCGCAACGTTTGCATAACAGAGACATTTATTCTTCCTCCCGCCAGACTTCCCCACAAATCAATAAAGCGCCCGGTGAGCGCTCATGAATGACGTCTGCGACCAGCTCGCAGGACTGCTTATTGAGATAGATATCTTCAGTAACAGGCAGTGCGTCACAGGCATCTGTTCCGCATGCTGATACCAGTAAAATAAAACCGGCTAATGTCAGCATAAATAGCCCTATTGCTAAATCCGGCGTGCAGAATCCCACGGCACTGACGCCGGATTAAAAAGAAATGGAGAAATAAATTAAATAGCAGCGATATCTAACGGTATATTAACCAGCTTACCGGACTTATCTTTCTCCCGGAAATTAATATAGGTTTTGGACATGGCCACCTGCAGCGATTCCGATATCGCATCCATTGCTTTAATCCAGCGCTCATCCTGTATTTTTACCCTTCGCAGGGAGAGAATACGCCCAGTGTTCAGTTGCCCCTCTTTATCAACCTGGAAGGCATCGGTGACAATCGCCTGCAGGTTGGCATTGGCACCTTTCGACCAGTCGGTAACACATTCATCAAACAGTTCCTTGGCTATCTGCAGCTCCGGCCCGAACGTCAGTGTTTCCTGTACGCGGATCGTAATTTGCTGGCTACCGTCAAAGGTGGGGAAAGTCACATTGCCCTTGGCACCGCCCCGCGTTCTGCCGAATTTTTCTGCCACTAGGTCAAGCCAGGCATAGCATTCGTTAAATGCACGGTCTTTAAATTCACTCAGCTCAGCATTCTTGGCTTTCGCCGCAGCAACCTGCTCCCGGACAAAGCTGTCCATTGCCAGGTCGTAATCAGAAATCTGGTTTATCGGAACCAGGCGACCTTTACGGTCTTTCATATATTCGTCCTGATTAATCGTCGTCATAATATGACCTCAGTGTTTAATGTGATTTGCCGGAAGGCTGCAGATAATCAGCTGCAACCCGATATCCGCTCTGTTTAAGTTTGTTGAGAACAGATTCATTTACAACAGGCTTTAATGACTCAAGCGTCGCCAGCTCACTTTCACTCGCGTCTTTTGTATTTGCGCCGGTCATTTTGCAATAGATAAATCCTTCTGGCGTCAGCGCGATTAAAATCTCTATCTTTATTGCCATTATATTTTCCCTTCAGTGAAGTAATGATTCTGACCAGATAACCCTGCAACCATACATCTCAACTTCCCCCTGACGGTAACGCCCCTGATGGTCAATACCGGTCATGGTATAACCCGACTTTTTCCCCCTGAAATGACTGACGCAAGGACTGTCGCGAGAAACACGAATAACCGGCTTTCCTGAATAAATCATGATGCTGGTGACAGGCGTATTCATTGCATTGAGTGCCGCAATAGCATTCATCAAATCAGCCAGCTGTTTATTAACGTTCGGTATTGTTTTCATTTAAACCGCCTTAATAACGTCGGCATTAACAACCGGAACGCCGAGCTGTGCGGCCATATTCATGGCTGCAATAATCAGATTGCTGATGGCCAGCGGATATAACAGGCTGACAACCCCCCGGCGACCGCCAATATTGTTGCTGAGGCGAGCGCGAATCGCGTCGACGGCGCTGTTATCAAGAACATCCGAGACGGATTTACCGGCCCGCTTAAATTTGAACTCCAGGAACCGCTCCAGCTCCGAATCCAGTGGCAGCAACTCGACGACCTCGCAGCGCTGTACAACCTCGCGCACTTCCTGGTTACGTTCTGACAGCTTCATCGCGAGCTCAGGCTGACCAATCAGCACGATGGATAGCAGTTTTTTAAAGCCATGTTCCAGCTCAAAGAAGCGCTTCAGATGCTTCAGCGTGGGCAGCGGCAGTGAGTGTGCCTCTTCAATCACCAGAACATGGCTGTAACCGGCGTTGCTGGAATCCTTCAGGACACGGTGTAACTGGCGGAAACGGGCCTCCTGGCTGCGTTTGACACCTTCCAGCGGTGCGATGGTGCTGATGATCGCCTCGGCGATGCTGGCCGCTTTCAGGGTCTTGCCTTTATTGTCATTGTCCTCCATCGCAATGATGTAGGGCTCAATGACGATGACCGGCGTATTTTCGCGGTGGATACGTTCGATCAGGTCGCGGCGCAGCGTGCTTTTCCCCGCCCCGGATTCGCCGATAACCGCCATAAAACCACCGTGCCGGGCCGTCTGATACAGCGCCTCGCGGACGTAGCGGATATCCGGCGTGGTAAACACATCCTCCGAACTCTGCATCGCGTCATCTGCAAACGGGTCACGGAAAATACCGAATTGCTTTTTGGTGACTGGATTTAATACCTGTTTTGCCAGTAACATATTCTCGTCCTCTTCGTTTTTTGCCTGTTGCGGGACGGAGGTACTGGCGGATTCCGCCGCCAGTACCTCATCAAACGCCCGGGACAAGTCCTGTCCGAGCCCGCGTGATGCCAGAAAATTCATTATTTTTTGCCGCACTTCTTCAGGGCGACGCTTCGGCCAGATGCCGTGGTTAATCAGCTGTGAAACGGCGGGCTGCGAAACAGCTGCAGCTGCAGCAACTTCTGTCTGTTCGATACCGTGCTGCTTCATCAGGTCTTTCAGTACCAGCATGGGTGCCTCCGGTTAATGGCCGTTAACGATGCTGAGTCGTGGCGCTTTGTTCCCGGCCAGCTCCTGCGCGATGGCGTCAATATCTTCTGCCGGAACGCCTTCCGGAAAGCGACTGACCAGCTGCGCGTAGTGTTCCGGGAACCAGTTATGGCCAGCCGCAGTCAGGCGCTCACGCAGCAATTTAGCTGCTTCAACATGAGATAACGGGCGCTGCTCGATGCGCGGGCCACGCACCTGACTTTCCTGGCCGCGTTTTGGCAGATAGGTCGGGTGATCGTCGCGTTCAATATCGAGATATGGGTTGAAACGTCCCCCGAACGGCAGGGATTTGCCTTTTCTCGCGGCCTCTGTCTCTTCCTTGCTGGCGGTGCCGAAAACGTGCTGCTCAACTTCATCAAGATGCTGCTGGGCGACGGTCTGGGGCAGCGATTTAAAGCTCTCACCGATAACCGGGGCATCAACAGCAAAGCCGTGTTCGTCTTTCTGCACCTCGTCAACCAGGAAGAAGGTTTTCAGACCATCCTCACCCGTCATCACCACCTGAGCCTGCTCGTCACGGTAGAGGTTGCGGGCAACCATCACGCGGTCATTCACGCAGACACCCGGCACAGCGGAAACGTCGTACTGCCTCCCCCGGAAACGTACCCGGATAAAGCTGTCCACCTTGCAGCTGACCGGCGCAGAAACCGCCGCTTCCCGGCAGACCTCAACAGAGGGAGCCTTGACCAGTTGCTCTTCGGTGATCAGCAACCATTTATCCGTGCGGGCCATGCCGTAACGGCTGTGAATGGCCGTGCGGTTGAACTTCATCCGCCACAGACGCGCCAGGCGGTTCAGCTCGTCGATGCTCTCCACCCGGCAGAAGCGCAGGCCGTGTTCGAAATCCCGTTCCAGAATGTCACGAGCCTTTTCCACCGAGCCGGTGGCCCGGGCGTTGCGGGCTTTGTGCGCAATCAGCCTGATGCCCAGAGCCTGGCACAGGTTGCCCATCGTGGGGGATTTCAGGGCTGCACCGGGGTCGGTGAACAGCACCTTTGGCACCCCGTGCAGCACGTCAGCGCCGCCGCGTTCCTGCATCATGTTGATCAGGACGGACGTGAAGTTCTCTGTGGTTTCACCGCCGAAGCGATACTCCAGGTAGATCCACCCGGTGGTGTGGTCGGTCCCTTCAAAAGACCAGACGCGGTCATTGACGACTTTGGCCACGTTGGCGGGCTTGTTCTTGTTGAACTCCTTCTCATCCATGATGCGCAGCCCGGTATCCCCCTTAACCCCTTTGGCCGGGTTCTTGAGGTAATACAGTACGCAGATGGACGCATCCAGCTGCCAGACGTGGTTCGGGTGGCGGCTGGCCAGCTGCACTGCCGGAGCCGGTGCCCGCAGCTGGTCAGGGTGCAGGCGGTACTGGCGCAGGGCGCGGATAATGGCGCTGGCCGACAGCGGCACAATCTCACCGGTGGTCTCATCAAGCCTGCCGCTGACGATCAGACCATTATCGCGCAGGCTGTTGATGGCTTTTTCCACGCTGAGGGTACGTTTGCCCGTCCCACGGATGGTTTCCATCAGAGTGCCGGAAATGGTCATCGCCTCCTCGCGGGTCAGCGCGGAATCACCAGCGTCAGAGCGCTGTTTTCTCGGCTTCTGCAGGCGGACGGCATTCAGTTTTTTGAGCAATGTGGCACGTGACATACACAATTCTTCGCAGGCTGCCTGATACACTGCTTCTTTTTTGCCATGCCCGGCAGCGCTGGCTGCTTCGGCAATGGCAACGAGTCTCTGAGTAAGGACTGGATTCATCGCGGCCCCCTCAGATACCAGTGTCAGTATGTGAGTCCGCTTTTTTGCGCGACATGGCCGCTCTGTAGATAGCGGCGATGCGGTCCAGTTCGTCAGTGGTAAATGGAGGATTCCCGTCCCAGAGGAGCCGCGCATACTCAGCCTGCCGTTCAGCAATAATCTTGTTATTGGCATCAAAAATGGCCTCTTTTTCATCCAGAACGCGTTCCTGATGCCCACGCTGGATCTGGCGGATTTTGCCCTTCAGCAGCCGTTCCATCGCCGCAATGAAAGGCCTGGTATCTTCGGCAGTTACAGTCAGCTGCAGCTGGCTGTCCCGGGTGGTGATGGTGAAACCGTTGGCCATATCGGGTACATGGCGGCACAGGGCAGCGCCCAGCGCCTCTGGTGAGTCAATAACAGCGGTGGTTTTATCCATTATTTTCATCCTCTTGCTGTGCTTCTTTTACCCAGTCCGGTATCACGCTGGTCTCGCGGGCTTCCGGCAGGCTGAATTCCTGACGCAGCTCTTCAAACTGCGCCTGAAGGTCATCAAGCAGGCCCGCCATCATGCCGGTATGGTTGATGCCGGTGCGTTCGGTGTGCTCGGTCAGCGCGTTGAAACCGCTTTTAAGGTCAAAGAATGCGCTGAGAACCCCGCTTTTAAAGCCAGTGACTTCCGTCTCAAGCGCCACGCCTTCTTCGTCCGGTGTTTCAGTGGTGGTGCGGCGAACCAGGCGGGATTTCAGCTCCTCTTTTTCATTGCGCATCGTGCCGAGTTCTTCTTTTTTCTCGGCCAGCATCTGGCGACTGATTTCAAGGTCGGTCTTCAGCTCTTCCTTCTCGCGGGCATGTTTGGAAATCATCTCTTCGGCCAGCTCAAGCAGCGCGGTTTTGTCGCCTTCTTTGGCCACTTCGATCAGGGCGCTTTTCTGGTCTTCCGGCAGGCGGCGGAACTGGCGCAGCTCGCGATAGCCGATACCCATACGGGACATGGATTCCAGGGCTTCTTCGCCGAAGGATTGGAGGTTGTTGATTGATTCATTAGCATGTTCAGGGGTGTATCCGAGCAAATTGCAGAATTCTGCCCATGTACCTGAAAACTCAAGACCGTCTTGACCCTTCTTTCCCTTAAGTGATTGATAAAGTTTATTTTCCTTTACAAATGCCATCTTAGAAGTCAAGACGGTCTTGGAAAATTGAGCAAACGCATCAGCCATTTGAGCCTGACCCAGTAACTGGTTCAGCAGGTCACGTTCATCGGTCATATGGCTGCTGACGGTGGCCATCAGGTTCTGGGAGGTAATCAGTTCAGGATTCAGGGTCACATCAGGTGCCAGTTCAGTGGTTTGTTGCTTAGTTCGGGCCATTCTTGCTTTTCCTTAATTAGCGACTGCCAGCGATGATGCGCTGATTCAGTTCATCAATACGCCCCTGAGCTCGGGCAATTTCATTACTGTGTGCAACAGCGATCTGCAGAACCTGGACACTAAGGGCAAACCTGCCGTTATCCAGCTTCTGGGCCAATCCTTCTTCAATAAGGGTATTGAGGGCTCGGTTGATATTGGCCGGTGATTCGTCCAGTGCTTTAGCAAGCTCGCTGTTGGAACGGCCACTGAGTGAAGACCCTTTGAGTGCTTTGAGAACCCGCAGGATACGGCCACCGGATGTGGATGTGATTACCTTGCTCATGTCACATACCTCTTTTCTATATATGAAACACTGTTACACTTATTGCAGGCTCTTCAGGCTGCAACGTTGCCGGGTTTGAGCCCTAGCTTGACGGCGATCTCGTGCGATTTACCGTAATTGGCTTTGGTCTGGCCATTAAGAACCCGGTAGACCTCATTCCGGGAGTAGCCATGCTCTTCAGCCCACTGGGTGAAAGTGACCCCTCGCTGGCGAAAGAGTGCTTTGACTTGTTCTGCAGTCATCGTTGTCCCCTTTATTGATGCAATGATGTTTGCCTTATGTGTGTTAGATTATTATCCCATAAATGGGATATGTAAAGAGAGAGCGGACAAAAATGTCACTTGGGGCACGTCTGAAAGAAGAACGAAACCGTTTGGGATTTAGCCAGTCTGAATTTGCTGAATTGGTTGGGGCTTCTTATAAAAGCCAATTAAGATGGGAAAAAGACGAGTCAGCACCTGGAGCTGATGCTCTTAGTGTCTGGGCTGGTGTCGGGCTGGATGTGCTTTATGTAGTTACAGGCCAGAGGAGTAATATGATGTCCTCCCCGGCAGCTATCCCAAAAATGTCCTCTGAAAAACAGGAATTACTGGATGCTTTCGATGAAATGACCCCCGAACAACGGAGGGCGATTCTTGAGGTTGGCAAAGGCCTCGCACAACCTAAACCAGGTAAACTTGCGGGGTAACAGAGAAAACAAGACAGAGGCAATGTGGTTAACATTTTTGACTATAAAAAATGTCGAAACACTCCCAGACACGAGGAGTGAGTATAGTAATAATGGAATATTCACCTGCCCAAAAAACATTCATCCGGAGTATCATTTTGGGGCGGATTAGCCCTGAACCATACAGTAAATTGAGGAATGAAAATGCGTTATTTCTTGGCTATTATACCGCTAGTAGCATTAGTTTCAGGGTGTTCAACAAAAAACTACGGCAGGCAGGGCGAATTAACTCAGTACGAAAAAGATATGATGTCATGCCGGGAAATAGAGTTAGAGGAAGCCAAAGTTCATGGTTTCCTGCAGCATGTTGATAAAGAAAGCCAGTTCGATGGTCGTTCAGTCCTTTCCTTTTTGGGTGATTTTGGTATTGGCAACACTATGGAAAAAAATAGTGCTCTTGAGAGTGCAAACACCCGACTGTCACAATTGCAACTACTTAGGGTAAAAAATGGCTGCACTCTAGGTGTCTCCAGGACGCCCTCAAACTCAAAGAGCGCAGAGTAATTGAACTATGGTCAGAATGGCCGATATCGGCCATTCTCTTCAGGATATGATTAGAAATTGCAGATAATTAGCTCTCGCTTGAGTTCAGCTTTACCCGTTGTTTGCAGGTTGTAGCGGATATCGACCGTCTGAATCCGCAGCCCGGCAAAGATTTCCCTCATTTCTTCGATATCGTTCACCGAAATAACCATTTTCCCGCTGATGGTCCGCGCCAGTTCCGCCATGCGCACATATTCCTCCAGCCCGAATTCAACGCCATATCCCTCAGTTTTCAGGTACGGTGGGTCACAGTAAAAAAGCGTATGGGAGCGGTCGTACCGCTTAATGCAGGTCGCCCAGTCCAGGTGCTCAATGGTGGTTCTGGAAAGTCGCAGGTGAGCGAGTGACAGTTCTTCTTCTATGCGTAGCAGGTTAAGGCGTGGTGCGCTGGTGGTAGTGGTACCAAAGGTATGATCGGCCACCTTACCGCCAAAAGCCTGTTTCTGCAGGTAGAAGAAGCGGGCTGCTCGTTGAATGTCGGTCAGTGTTTCTTCCGGGGTATCCTTCATCCAGCGGTATATCTGGCGACTGACCAGCGCCCATCTGAACTGCCGGACAAACTCGTCAAGATGATGCTTGATCACCCGGTAGAGATTAATCAGCTCGCCGTGAATATCATTGATGACCTCAACCTTGCTGGGCTCTTTCATGAAGTACAGCGCCGCTGCGCCACAGAACGGCTCCACGTAGCAGGTGTGTGACGGAAATAACGGAAGAATGTGTCTGGCCAGGCGGCGTTTACCCCCCATCCACGGTAATACTGGCAAAAACTGAGATTTCATATTCTGTAAGCCTTTTTCATTGAATGAAAATGCAGTAGGCTGAATCTGTCTCGCGAGACGGACTGAGCCAAGATGTGACTCACAGGTATGCGCTGTGTGTTACTGGCCTGCAGGATGTTAGCGCATCCCGCAGGCCGCTCTTTCTAAAGAGTGCCAATATTTTTTCTTAAACACACAGCAAGAGTCATCTGCCCTTGGGCGGAATACGTTGGGGAGCTGTTAGATGAATGAAAAGGTAGATATACAGGAAGCCTTTGATGCTTTAACAAACAGAGTTTGTGCTCTTGAAGCTGAGCTATTTGCAGTCAGAGCCAGAGACGAGGTGTTGCATGGCTTCTGACTTGTCAACTGATAGCCCATCCATCACCAGAGAAAATAGAGCGGCTGTGGGAGCACTTTGTAAGTGATGGTCTTGAACAACAGATGACTGCACGTTACGAAAAAAGTGATGCTTTCAAGCGTGAGGATATAGTCAAGGCTTTCAAAAAATCCCTAAAGGGAGCCGTTGAGCAGTGGAGCGAACAAGCTAAGGCCGCTAGAGAGCTTAAAGAAGACCAATAGAGGCGTGTTATCAGCTCGGAGTGACAAACAATACCTGATAGGGGAATTTAAAATGAATGATAAATCAAAACAAAAACCATCTAATGGCAGGCCTCAAAGACCCTCCGGCCCAATAACAGAAAGCCATAAGGACAAGCGACAAACTGACTTTGGCGATATCCGTGATGGTATTGTAATATCGAACACATTCGCTCCACCGGACCCACTTCCAACAAAAGGGGATAAAAATGGAGGAAGCACAAGATAACATCACCAAAAAATGGCATCACTTGCTGTTTGATATCCGTCGTTCTGTAAGATATCACAACCGTCGTCGGGCGTTTTACGACAGGTTAGATCAAGTCAGCAATATGTTATCCGTGATGCTGGGTTCAACAGCCATTTACGGGGTACTCGAACAATCGTGGAAAACCGTGGCACTTGTTGCCCTTGGGTTGGTGACTGGTCTATCAGCTATTAATCTGGTGTTGGGGTCTTCTCAGAGGGCTCGACTTCACTTCGATCTGGCACGTCAATTTGTAGAGATCGAGAAGGCGATGATGAAAACCGAACCCTCGGAGGAAAACATTGCTGAATTCACAGATAAGCGCCTGACCATCGAAATGGATGAGCCACCGGTTCTCCGCGTGTTGGATGCGTTGTGTTATAACGAGCAGCTTCGTGCAATGAACTATCCGAAATCAGAAATGGTTAACATCGGCTGGTTCCAGCGTAAGATGGCTCCTTTTATTGACGTTCACAGCGATCAACTGGAGAAAATAGGTAATACACCTCAACAACAGAATTAACCTTCAGGAAGCCCGATATCTGTCGGGCTTTTTTCTGCCCGGGGGCAAATTACTCTGCACCCCATTCTGACACACACTATCTCCTGATCTATTTAGCCCACGGGCACATTCATCTTCAGGAGTCACCTCATGTCGTTACTTCACAAGGTCCGTCACCAGCGGCTGCGCAACTGGATCATCCTTGCCGTTGCGCTGCTGGCCGCTATCGCCCTCATTTCGCCCGAACAGCTCGGCGTCACGCTGTACAAACTGTCTCTGGTTTCCATCGCTGCCATTCTCGGCTACCACCTTGATCGGGCTCTGTTCCCATATGCCAGCCCGGGTGGGTACCTGGCTAACGACTGGAAAAAGCAAAACACCAGGCAAGTTAGCAAGTTCAGTGGTGTTGAGTATTTCAGTGGACCTGAATATCCCGTCGCAAAAGGCTATGAGCTGATTTTCGCTGTGGTACTGATTCGCCGGGCGCTAATTGTCGCGGCGATCTGCCTCGGCGTGACAATGGGGCTCTGACGATGATCCGACTCGCGCTGTCCCTCATCCTGCTTTGCCTGCTGAGTGGTTGTCACCCGGTCTTTGCGGCCAGCATTCCGGTTGAGGCCCGGCAATACCAGCGCGAGCTGACGCGTAATGCCCGCGCTATCTGGGGGCTTAATGCCCCTGTATCCACCTTCGCCGCCCAAATCCATCAGGAATCACAGTGGAACGCCCGCGCCCGTTCTCCGGTCGGAGCGCAGGGGCTGGCTCAGTTTATGCCTGCCACCGCCAGCTGGATTGCCGGTATTTACCCTGAGCAGCTGAAAGACCGTCAGCCTTACAACCCGTCGTGGGCCATGCGGGCGCTGGTGCAGTACAACCGGTGGCACTGGCAGCGACTCCCGGGTACCGCCAGCGACTGTGACCGCATGGCTTTTGCGCTGTCGGCCTATAACGGTGGTCTGGGCTGGGTCCAGAGAGACCGGAAGCTGGCCACCAGTATTGGGCTGGATGCCAGTCGTTACTGGAACCAGGTCGAAAAGGTGAATGCGGGCCGGAGCGCTGCCAACTTTCGCGAGAACCGGGGCTATCCCCTGAAAATCATCTACACCTGGCAACCGCGCTATCTGGCGGCGGGCTGGGGACCGGGAGAATGCCATGACGTCGACTGAGTGGGTGAAAGTGATCGCCCGTTATCTGTTGTGGGGAGCGCTGATGCTGGGGTCGGTCTGGTTTATCTGGCATCAGGGATACGAGCGCGGGGAAGCGGATGTGCGACTTGAGGTTGCAAATCAGAAGACTCAGCAGGCCGCCGACTCCCTGAATCAGTTTATCGACGGGGCCAGGCAACTGACTGCGCAGGCAAATCAGGCCAGCACCTTACTGGCACAACAAATTAACGCCCGCCAGCAGGCGGATGAAAAATCCACGGAGGCCATTCGTGAGGCTCTCAAAAAGAACGCTGCCAGTCGTGCTGGTTGCAGGTTTGATGCTGACGTCATGCAGGAACTCGCCGGAGCCCGGGAGAGAGCAGCAACAGCCGCTTCCTCGGGTCTTACCCGCGAGGATGACCGTACCATGTCCCCGTCCGGTGTTTCCGGCAAGTAGCGGTATGGACGATCTCGCGGTGGCTCAGAAGCAGTTATATGACCAGTACGGCCTGTGCGCCGGTCAGCTGGTTGAAGTCATCAAGTGTGCCCAGGAGGGTAACTGTGGGAATAAATGAACTGAGATTCGACTGGGCATTTTTGCAATGGGCAGTGATGGCGGTGGTTGGTGTCTATACCTGGCTGATTGGTCGCCAGTCAGCCAGTCAGAAGGAATTGCTGGAGCTGCGCACCCGCATCACCACCGTTGAGGCACAGATTAAATCGGTACCAACGCAGTCGCAAATCACCGAACTCATCGCAAAACTGAGCCGTACTGAAGCCCAGATGCACGGGATGCAGGAGCAGATAGCGGCCACCTATCGTCGTACTGAGAATATCGAAGCCTATCTGCTGCAGAAGAAATAACGGAGGACCCATGAACTTTGCCAGTTTTTTGCGTGAGGACCAGCGCCTCGTTATGCTGCGTTTTTTGTCCGAGATGCCGAGTTACAGCTCCAACAGTTCCGTCATTTACCAGGCGCTGACCCGCTATGGCCACGCTCCCAGCCGCGACCAGATTAAATCTGAGCTGCGCTGGCTTGAAGAGCAGGGTCTGGTGACGGTTGAAGATATCGGGACGGTGCTGGTTGCCCGCCTGACCGAACGCGGCGCTGATGTGGCTGCGGGTCGGGCGATTGTGCCTGGTGTGAAGCGTCCCGGCGCGGGAGGCTGATATGGGAAGAAAGTCCACGATTCACCGTCTGGAGCCTGACGTCCGCGCCCATATCGAGCGCCGTCTGCGGGAAGACCGTATGACACTGGATGAGCTGCTGGCCGATATCCACGAACACTTCCCGGGCGAGGACGCACCCAGCCGCAGTGCGCTGGGTCGTTATAAGCAGACGTTTGGCGAAATGGTCAGTCGCATGCGCGAGCAGGACCAGATGGCCCGCCTGCTGGTCAGTGAGCTGGGAGAGAATCCGGACGAACGCGCCGGTGCCCTGATGGTTCAGGCCGTCACCACGCTCACCACCCATGCTGCCTTTACCGCTCAGCAGGCCGAGGACCCGGACATCGACACGGTGCGCCATCTTGCCCGTGCCGCCAAAGACGTCCTGCAGTCGCGTAAGGCCAGCCTCGATGAGCGCCGCGAGATTGAGCGTGCCACCCGTGAGCGGCTGCTGCACGAGCAGGAAGAGAATCTGAAAGAGACGGCCAGAGCGCAGGGGTTAAGCGAAGACCAGGTGCAGTTCTGGCGTGAGCGCGTGCTGGGGATCAAGTGATGAAACCCTTAGCGTCCACTATCCGTACCGTTGAATGGGATGAGCTTCCGGCGCGGGCCCGGGAAATCCCGTTCGGCTTCAACCCGTTTGCCGACGGTGTGTTGATGGCCCACCAGGTGGAATGCCTCAAATTTGATGTGTCCATTCTGGCTATCCCGAAGGGGCGGCGTGCCGGTATCACCTTCGCCTGGGGGCTTAACTCGACCCTGATAGCCGGGGCGCAGAAAGCCGCTGGCGGCGACAACGTCTACTACATCGGTGATACCAAAGAGAAAGGGCTGGAGTTCATTGGCTACGTGGCCAAGTTCGCCCGCGTCATCGCAGCCCAGCAGGCTCAGGACGTCTCAGCGATTGAAGAGTTCCTTTTCGAAGACCAGGACGAACAGGGTAATACCCGGATGATTGCGGCCTATCGTGTCCGCTTCGCCAGCGGGTTCCAGGTTGCTGCACTCTCGTCCCGCCCAGCCAACATCCGTGGTCTTCAGGGCGTCGTCATTATCGACGAAGCCGCATTCCATGCTGACGTTCAGGGGGTACTGGATGCGGCCACCGCGCTGCTTATCTGGGGCGGGCGTATTGTGGTCATCAGCTCAGAGAACGGCAAAAATAACCCGTTCCACCAGTTCTGTAAGGATATCGAAGAGGGGCGCTACGGTGACGATGCCGCCGTGTTACGTATTACCTTCGATGATGCAGTGACGAATGGCCTGTACGAGCGGGTCTGCGCGATGAAGGGCGAAGCGGCAACCGTCGAGGGGAAAAAAAACTGGTATAACCGCATCCGCAACGCCTATGGCCCGCGTAAAGCGGCGATGCGTGAGGAGCTGGATGCCATCCCGCGTGACGGTAACGGTATCTGTATTCCCGGTATCTGGATCGAGCGGGCCATGCCAGAGGAACGGCCCGTCATCCGTCTCGCGCTGGATGATGATTTTATCCATATGACAGAGGCGGAACGTGCCGCATGGGGTAAGGACTGGATTGACAGGGAGCTGCGTCCGGTGATGGCTGAAACCCTGAACCCGGAGCTGCGCCACGTGTTTGGTATGGACTTCGCCCGCCACCGGCACTTCTCCTCCATCGTACCGATGGCCATCATGCAGAACCTGTGCCGTGATGTCCCGTTCCTGCTGGAGCTGAACAACGTGCCGTCTGCACTGCAGCAGCAAATTTTGTACTGGATCATCGAGCATCTCCCCCGCCAGTCGGGCGGCGCGATGGATGCCACCGGGCCGGGTATGGTACTGGCCGAGTATACCGCCGACCGCTACGGTCGCCCGCGCATTGCCGAAATCACCCTGAATCGTAAATGGTACGGCTTCTGGATGCCGAAATTCACCGGCCTGTTTGAGGACAGCATGATCATCCTGCCACGCGATGAGAACACGGCGCAGGACCTGCGGGCCGTGGAAAAAATCGACGGTGTGCCGATGGTAGCCAGTCTGGAGAAAAAAGACCTCAAAGACCCTGAGCTGGTCCGCCACGGTGATACCGCGATTGCCGGTTGTCTGGCGAACTATGCGGCCCTGAATCTGGCCACAGAGATAGCGTTTGAGTCCACCGGTGAGCGCGATATTTTCCGCGTGCTGTCAGGCTTCGGCGACAGCAGCAGCGCCGGTGAATTCACTGAAACCGGGTTCGGTACCGTGCGTGGCATTAATGATTTTGGAGGATTCCTGTGAGTCGCAAAAAACAAAAAAGACAAATGCCATCAAAACCCTCATCTACACCGCGTCCTGAACTGGGGCGCGAGTTTGCCTCGACCGGTGACGGGCGCGATATCACCCGCCCGTGGATTGGTGCGCTGGCATTATCCGATGACAGCGTTCTGCAGCATCGCGGCGCACCTGACCTGAAGATTTACCGCGAGGTACTGAGTGACGATGAGGTTAAGTCGGCCTTCAGCCAGCGGCAGGATGCGCTGATATCCCGTGAGATTAAGGTCGAGGCAGGTGGTGAGCGTCCGGTTGATATTGAGGCAGCAGACGCCATGCGCCAGCAGATTGAATCGCTGGGTTTCGATCGTATTACCCGCCTGATGCATTTCGGTGTGTTTTACGGATACGCCGTCTCGGAACTGATTTATGGTGTCCGGGATAATTTATTGTGGATTGATAACATCAAAGTCCGTGACCGTCGCCGCTTCCGCTTCAGCCCACAAGGCGAACTGCGCCTGCTGACCCCACAGAACATGATGGCAGGTGAGCCCTGCGAGGGGCCGTATTTCTGGTCATTTTCCACCGGCGCAGACCACGATGATGAACCCTACGGTCTGGGGTTGGCGCACTGGCTGTACTGGCCAACCTTCTTTAAGCGTAATGACATTAAGTTCTGGCTGATTTTCCTGGATAAGTTCGGGATGCCAACCGTCGCTGGGAAACACCCCGAAGGGGCCACGCAGGAGCAGAAACGTAACCTGCTGGCGCTGACCCGTGCCATTTCTACCGACAGCGGCGTCATTATGCCCGAGGGGATGAGCGTCGAACTGATGTCTGCAGCCCGTTCAGGTGCGGCTGACTACCAGGCAATGTACAACGCGATGAATGAGGCTATCCGACGCGTGACGGTGGGTCAGATATCCAGTTCTGGTGGTGCAGCAAAAGGTATCGGCGGTAATGAGTCCCTGCAGGACAAAGTGCTGGATTCCATCGTCAAGGCCGATGCCGATATTATCTGTGAGTCATGGAACCGTGGCCCGGGCAAATGGTTTACCGAGTTTAACTTCCCCGATGCCGCAGTGCCGGTGGTGTCCCGCGTCTTCGAAGAGGCGGAAGACCTGAAAGACCGGGCTGAGCGCGACAAAACAATCAGCGAGACCACCGGCTATCGTCCGACGTTGGCCACTGTCAAAGAGACCTACGGCGGCGAGTGGGAGCCGAAGCCTGAGCTGGTATCATCTCCCCCCCGGGCCGCTGCGCCGTCGTCATTTGCGGAGCATAACCCGGACCATAACGATACCGCCACTCTGATGGCTGGTCGCCTCAATACCGAACTTCGCCCGGTCATGGACGGATGGATCAATCAGATAAAAGTGCTGGTTGACTCTGCTGAGACCGCCGACGAGTTGCGTGACGGCCTGACGGTGCTGATACCTGATATGTCGCTTGATGACTATGCCCGTATTCTGGGCGAAGCGATGTCTGCTGCTGCCTTGGCTGGACGTAACGATCTGCTGGAGGAAATGAATGGCCGGTAACGTCAGCTATGGCTCGCTACCGTTCAGCGAGCAGATTGCCTTCTTCCGTCGCAAGTTCAATACGAAGACTGATGCCTGGACAGACGTCTATGGCTCCGCACATGACACTGAGTTTATGGTTGCCGGAGCCAACCGCGATGCCCTGCTGGCAGACCTGCGTACTGCAGTAGAGAAAAGTCTTGACGGTGGTACGCTGGAAACCTTCCGCAAGGACTTCGCGGCCATCGTTGCACGTTATGGCTGGAGTTATAGCGGCGGCTTTGAGTGGCGCTCTCGCACCATTTACGAAACGAACCTGCGCAGCGCTTATATGGCCGGGCGGTTTAGACAGTTGATGGACATGCGCGATACTCACCCTTACTGGGAATATGTCCACAGTGATTCCGTTGAACATCCACGTGAGGAGCATCTGGGATGGAACGGGATGATCCTGCGGGCAGATGACCCGTGGTGGATTTATCATTTCCCGATTAATGCCTGGGGATGTGAATGCAGCGTGATTGGTCGCACTGACGATGACCTGCGGCGTATGGGCAAAGACGGCCCGGATACTGCGCCCCCCATCAAATTCATTGCCCGCGTGATTGGCCAGCGCAGTCCGGGTGGCCCGAGGACCGTTATTGTGCCGGAGGGGATTGACCCGGGGTTTGAGCATACCCCTGGCCGCAGCCGGTATTTCAGTGAAGTGCCACCGCCCCGGAGCAGTAACCCGATCGGCGACGGACCGTTCACCCCGGTGGAGGAAGCGCCAGCCACATCGGCACCGTTGCCAGCGCCCCGTCAGGCTCCGGTGCCTGAAGGCGATACTGATGCGGTGCACGCCTTCCTGCAGCTGTTCGGCGCAACCGCTGAGCGCGATGCAGTATTCCGGGACCCGACGGGCCAGCGCATCGCCATTGGCAGCGATATGTTCACATCGCCGGAAGGTCATGGCCAGATACCGCTGACACTGGCGCAGGCACTTCAATTGGCCGAGGCTGTCCGTCACCCCGATGAAATATGGGCGCAGATTGTCTGGTTACCGGAAGAACAGCAGTCGCTGGTGAGACGGTATTACCTGGCACGCCTGCAGCAGGAGGGGGAAACGGACCCGCTGTCGGTGGTGTTCGCCACCGGGCGCGATGGCTGGGCCGGGAATATTTCAGCTGATGATACGCTGCTGCAGTCACTGCGACAGGGTATCAGCCTGTGGTCGCGGGAGGACTGACGATGTCGGGTGTGACGCTGACGTTTGATGCTCAGGATGCGCTGAGCCGACTGTGGGATGCCCGGACCGAAATGATGCGCCCGGCACCGCTGCTGCGTTCAATGGGAGAGCGCCTGCTGGAGTTTCACCAGCAACGTTTCACGGAACAGACATCGCCGGAGGGAGTACCGTGGCAGGAGCTATCGGCCCGGTACCAGAAGCGTAAGCGAAAAAACAGGGACAAAATCCTGACCCGCGACGGTTATCTGCGTAACACCCTGCGCTGGCAGGTGAATGCTGATGAACTGCTGTTCGGTACGAACCGGGTCTATGGTGCCATTCACCAGCTTGGTGGTACCATCGAAATCGCCGCCCGCAGTCAGCAGGCGTATTACCGGCAAAAGAAAAACGGCAAGGTTGCCAGTCAGTTCGTCCGTAAGTCGAAATCAAACTACTCACAGTGGCACACTATTCCGGCCTACAAAATCACGATCCCCGCCAGAAAGTGGCTGGGTGTGTCAAACGCGGAAGGGGAAACCCTTATCGATATGGCGAAAAACTACCTGCAGGGGGCGTTTAACTGATGTCGCCGTCAGACGCCCTGTAACGCGTTCTGGTGGTCGTCTGGCTACGATGGCGCAATCCACGCTGGCGACCCGTATTATAATACGTTTTAATACGGCTCCCGGCCCTTTTCCTCCCTCTCGCTGGCCCTCAGTTTTACCTTCCGTCCCTTTTTATCTGTCCGTGGGCAGATTACCCCCTGAGCACGTTTCGTCATGATGTCGCCATAACCCCTGACAACCAGAATGACGATAGCCATGACGACGAGTACAGCTAAAGCAACACTTGCGGTTTTTGCCCCCGGCACCCACACCGCGATGGATGGACGGACCATCACGTTCACCCCTGAAGACTGCATTGATCTGGCCAACAGCTACGACCCTTCAGTATCGGAAGCACCGTTTGTCATCGGGCATCCGAATCTGACCGCTCCGGCGTATGGCTGGGCGGAACGCTTCGAGTACCGTGACGGCATCGTCTATGCCGCGCCGCGTCAGGTGAATCCGGCCTTTGCGGAAGCCTTCAACGCGGGCAGCTACAAAAAACGCTCCCTCTCTATTTATCAGCCTGACAGCCCCGGCAACCCGAAACCCGGTCATTTCTACGCCCGCCACGTGGGTTTTCTGGGGGCCGTCCCTCCTGGCGTCAAAGGGCTCCCTGATGCGCAGTTCGCAGAGGCCAGCGGCGATAACGGCCCGCTGGAGTTCGCGTTGCCGTGGGAAGCCGACAATCTGGCCAGCCTGTTTCAGTCGATTCGCGACTGGGTGATTCAGGAGACAACCATCGAGCAGGCCGATTCCATCATTCCTCAGTGGCGTATCCAGTCGATTCTGGACTCGGCCACCGATGAACGTAAGTCAATTTCACCACTGGCGTATGCCGAGGAGACCAATGTGGACCCGAACCAAAAGACCACCGTTACGGCGGAGGAGCTCGCCCGGCGTGAAACCGCGCTGGCAGAGCGTGAAGAGAAACTACGCAAGGATGAAGAAGCCGCAAAACTACGCGATGCGAAGGTGCGACGCGACGCGGTTGTCAGCTATGCAGACGGGCTGGTTAAAGCGGGATCTATCCTGCCACGCCAGAAGAATACTGTGGTTGAGGTACTGCTTAGCCTTAACTCCACACCGCTGTCTTTTGCCGATGGTGATGCCACGGTGAACAAAACCCCGGAAGAGCTGCTGCGCGATGTGCTGAGCCAGAAGCCCAAAGTGATGGACTTCAGCGAAAAAACCGGCACGGCTGATGATCCTGTCGATTTCGCCGATGCTTCCGCTCTGGCCACTGCCGCACAGAACTATCAGGCAGAGCAGGCTAAACAGGGTCGCACCATCTCCATGACAGACGCCGTTAACCACGTGAAGAAAGGAGCCCAGCAATGAATATTCCGGGTCTGATCACCTGCCATAAGGCAGAAGTGGCACTGGCTGCGCGTCGTATGGTCACGCATGGCACGGTGCCGGACGAAATCACTCTGGCCGTCGATGGCAGCAAGCTGATTATCGGTGTCACCACCCTCGTTGCAGCCAGCGTCGGGGAACCCGCCGATGTGGTTCGCAGCCAGCTGACGCCGGTTATCTATGGTGGTGATGTTGTCGCCGGTGACCCGCTGACGGCTGATGCTGACGGTCGCGCAATTCCGGCTACAGCGGGTCAGTTCTATCTCGGCTTTGCGGAGTATGGCGGTGCCGAAGACGATCTCGGCTCTGTCTGGATTGCTCCGGGTCAACTGGCCGCTGCTGCAGCCGGAGGCGGTTGACAGCAGCACCAGGGGTAACAAACAGAATTTTTCATCTTATTTTTCCGGAGTAATTCAGAATGTCCAAAGCACCGTTTCCCATTGACCCCCACCTGACGGCGATTGCCATCGGGTACCGTAACCTCTCCCTCATTGCCGACAGCGTGTTACCGCGCGTGCCGGTGGGGAAAGCCGAGTTTAAATGGTGGAAGTTCGATCTCGATCAGGGCTTCACCGTACCGACCACCACCGTCGGACGGACGTCACAACCCAATCAGATTGAGTTTGATGCAGAGGATGAGACCTCCTCGACCAACGATTACGCCCTTGATGCACCGGTTCCACAGTCCGATATCGACAATGCTCCGGCCAATTACGATCCGCTGGGTCGTGCGACCGAGCGCGTGTCCGATATCATCATGCTCGACCGAGAAGTTCGCACCAGTAAAGAGGTGTTTAACGCGGCCAATTACCCTGTGGGTAATAAAGAAAACCTGGCTGCTGCTGACCGGTGGGACAACGACGCGAGCAAACCGATTAAGAAAATTGTCACTGCGCTCGACAAGATGATCATGCGCCCGAACGTGGCGGTACTGGGACGCTCTACGGCAACAGCCCTGCGTCAGAACCCGTCGGTCGTGAAAGCCTATAACGGCACACTGGGTGAAGATGGCCTGGTACCGCTGGACTTCCTTCGCGGCCTGTTGGAACTCGACGAAATCGTCGTCGGTTCGGCGTTCGTCAATATCGCCCGACCGGGCCAGAAGCCGGTACTGGTGCGTGCCTGGGCCAACCATGCCGCCTTTATCTACCGTAATCTGCTGGCTGATACCCAGGGTGGCGTGACCTTCGGCTTTACCGCGCAGTTTGGCTCCCGTGTCTCCGGCTCCATTCCTGATCCGGACATGGGGATGCGCGGTGGCCAGCGCGTCCGTGTCGGTGAGTCCGTGCGCGAGCTGATTGTGGCTCAGGACTGTGGCTACTTCTTCCAGAATGCCGTATCGGCCTAAGCGGAGGCGAGTGATGGCCGTGACCTGGTATATCTCCCTTGCTGAACTGGCTGACCGCCCGGGTGCGGTCGAACTGTCTCAGGTGACTCAGCTTCCGGGCAAGCCACCGGCCCGACCGGAGCTGCTGGATGCGGTGTTGCGTGGGGAAGAGACCACGTCATGGCCTCCTGCTGAAGTGGCGGTGGCCCTTGAGGTGGTGGAGCACATTGGCGGTGCGGTGGAAGAAGCCCAGAACCTGATTGACGGTTATCTCCGCCAGCGTGGCTACACCCTGCCGCTGGTGAAGGTCCACCCGATCCTGAGCAGCTGGGGCCGCTCCGTTGTGCGCTACAAGCTGCATCAGCATCGTATATCTGATGAACGGACAGACCCGATTGTCCGTGATTACCGCGATGCGATGAAGCTGATGGAGCAGCTGGCCAACGGTAAATTCAGCCTCGGCGCAACCGATACGCAGAAACCCGCTGGCGGTCCGCCGATGGTGGACGGTCCCGGTCGCACGTTCAGCATGGACTCACTGAGGGATTACGGAAAATGAGCAGCGAACCGTTTTCCATCAGTCTGATCGTCGAGCGCCTGCAGCCACTGACGCCGTCCCCGCTGAGCTTCCTCGGCACCATCGTCGAATACAGCCAGGTGACGGAGTTATCCGGTTTTGCGGTCCCCGGGGCGTATGTGCTGATGGGACCTGAGCGCGGTGTTCCGGGGAACGGGAGCCGGGCGCAGGTTGCCGAGGCGGTCTTCGGTGTGGCCGTTGCCGTGCGCAACTATGGTCAGGGTGCAGACGGTCTGACCCATGAAATCAGCCCGCTGATAGGCCAGATACGCGACCAGCTGATTGGCTGGGTCCCCGGCAAACTCGCAACCACCGGTATCCAGTGGCTCAAGGGCGACATTCTGGACTATGACGGCGGTACCCTGCTCTGGATGGATACCTTCCAGGTCAATCATGTTATCGGAGGCAGACGATGCCCGACGTAAAACTCCTGCAGCCGCATACCCATCAGGGTAAGCGTTTTGCAGCCGGTGAAACCATCACCGTGACCGAAGCCGAAGTAGTCTGGCTCCGGGACCATCAACTTATCGGGGTTGCCACTCCGGTCGTCAGCGACACTCAGGGCAACCGTGGCAAAAGCAAACAACAGGAGCCGGAAGACAATGGCACAGCTTGAAACCTACTACTACGGCCAGGGGAAAGTGTTTCTGGCCCGTCGTCTGGCTAACGGCAAGCCCGGTGCATTCCGCTGGGTTGGCGATGTATCGGCCTTATCGCTGGCGCTGACGGTTGAGCGTCTTAACCACAAAGAGAGTTATTCCGGACGCCGGGGCACGGTGCGCAGCTTTGTCACCAACCAGGACGGTACGCTGACGTCAACGTGGCACGATCTGGCCCCGGAGAATCTGGCCGTGGTGCTGTACGGTGAGCAGGTTGTAATCCCCGCAGGCACCATCACCGGCGAACTTCTTCCGGCAGGTATTATGGCGGGTGAACGCTACATTCTGGACCATCAGCGCGTCAGTGACGTGGTTATCGGTAGCCTGGTGGAAGGGACCGACTACGAAGTGGATTACACCTACGGGGCGATCACCTTCCTGACCGCTCAGGCAACGTCACCGTCCGTGAATTATGAGTATGCAGGTTCGGTCAACACCACGCTGTTCACGCAGCAGCCGGAAGATTTTTACCTGCGTTTCGAGGGGATCAACCTTGCCGAAGGCGGTGCGGCGAAGATTCTGGAGCTTTACAAAATCTCCTTCTCCCCGGCCTCTGCGCTGGCGCTGATTCAGGGCGACACCTCGCTGGCCGGGCTGGAGACCACCTCCACCGTGCTGTACGACAATGCCCGCCCGGATGACCCGACCATCGGTCGCTTTGGCCGCGTCATTGATGTTGCGGAGCCTGTCGCATGAGCAAGCAGAAACCCGCCGATACCGAAGACGAGCTGAGCGTGCTGCTCTCGACCCGCAATATCACCATTGCGGGCCGGGGGCTGGTTATCCGCGAATACACCCTGGTGGACATGCTGCAACTGGGCGACAAACTGGATGCGCTCACACACAGTCTGGCGGAGGTCATGCAGACACCGTGGCCCATGATTGAAGAGATTGAAGCCGTACTGCGAAAGCACGCCGGTGATATCCCTGAACTCATCGCCTGTTCTGTGGACCAGCCCGTTCAGTGGGTGGCGCTGCTGCCCGCCGGTGAGGGCCAGAGCCTGATTGACTGGTGGTGGACCCAGAACCGCCGTTTTTTTATGAACGCTGTCGTCCGGCTGGAAACCATCAGGGCAACACGGGCGAAATTGTCGGCTTCGGCAGCATCTTCGCAACCCTCATCCGGGCCGGACATGACCCGGGCAGGCTCGGAACCTACACCCTCCGCCAGCTGACGCTGTATTACAGCGAAGCGCTAAGGCAACACCGGCAGGACTGTATTGACCGCGTTATTGACGTCAATGCCGCCTATGCCGGTGGTAACCACGCGACTCAGCGTGTTAATGCCCTGAAATCCTGATCGGGGCTTTTTCTTCCTTTATATACAGGTGCGTTATGGCCGATAACTCCACCCTCAATTTAATGCTGAAAATCCGCGCCGACCTCGCGGATGCCAGCCGTGCGCTGCAGGGACTGGCCGGAGATGTGGAAGATGTTGGCTCTGCAGCAACAACCAGCTCACAGAAACTCAGTACCACCGCCCGGGCGCAGGATAGTATCGCCGAATCAGCACGTAGCCACGCACAGGCAGAACAAAGTGCAGCGTCTGCTACAGAACAGGCAGGGTCAGTTGTCCATCAGGTTGCAACTGAGTACGCAGGTTACCAGGCCGCGCTGGCCCGGACCCGCGCTGAGATGGACGCCCTGCAGAGTGGCCTGGGAGGTACGAATGCCGATATCGAAGCCCAGCGAGCCGCTCTCTCCGCTCTGGTTAACCGGATTGATCCCGTTGTTGCCGCCTATGGTCGCCTAGATGAAATGAAGTCTCAGCTCAGTGCGTTCCGGGGAGCAGGTCTGGTTGATGATGATGACTTTGAACAGTACTCGACCAGACTTAATGATTTGCGTCAGCAGGTAGAGAAATCAGCCTGGGCCGCGACGGAGGCGGGTCGCAAAGAAGCCGCGGCGGCCCGTGAAGCCGCACAGGCTGAAGCACAGGCGGCAAAAACCAAAGAGCAATTCATCAGCCGGCTACGTGAGCAGGCTGAAACAATGAACCTGACGACCACAGAGCTGCTGCAGTATAAAGCCGCACAACTGGGTATCTCAGCGGAGGCTACGCCATTCATCCAGCGTATCACCGACCAGACCGCCGCGATGAGTAAAGGGGGAATAAGTGCTGGTCAGTATGCTCAGGCAATGCGATATCTACCGATGCAGATTACTGATGTGGTTACATCACTGGCCAGCGGTATGCCTGTCTGGCTGGTGGCCATCCAGCAAGGCGGGCAAATCAAGGACTCGTTTGGTGGCGTCAGTAACACCTTTAAGGCTCTGACGGGCATTATCACTCCGGCAAGAATCGCGATGGGCGGGCTGGCTGGTATTGTTGCTGCAGCGGGCATTGCGGCTGTTTCGGCGATGAATGACCTGGACGAGTTTAACCGCTCGATCCAGAAAACCGGCAACTATGCCGGTGTGACCTCCGGCGAACTGGAGCAGATGGCGCAGCAGGGCGGCCAGTTGCGCGGTAATTACAGCCAGGTACGCGATATCCTGAATGGTCTGGTCAGTAGCGGCAGGTTTACCGGCGAAACGCTGACCTCTGTGGCCCAGGCTGCGACGTTGATGGCAGAGCTGTCCGGCGACTCGGCTGATCAGGTTGTGTCAAACTTCCTGAAGATGAGCGACAGCGCAACCACGTGGGCCGCCAACACCAACCAGCAATATCATTTTCTGGATTTGGAGACCTACCAGCGTATTCAGAGTCTGGAGGACCAGGGGCGAAAAGAGGAAGCCATTGAGGTCGCCTCGCAGGCATTTAAAAAAGCCAGTGAAGAGCGTCTTCGGACAATGGAGCAACAGCTTAACCGTGTAGCAAGAGCATGGGGTAATGTCAAAGTAGCTGCTACCGGTGCCTGGGAGTCATTCAAAAGTAAAGCCAGTGGTGCACTTGGTCTGGATGCTCCAGCCAAAGAACTGGCCGATAAAATTAAAGTTTTAGAAGACAGGATCGCCGGTGCAGGTAGTGAAACTTTTATTGCAATGCAGCCTCGTGAATATCAGGAGTCAGTGAAGCAATATAAAGACGATCTGGCAGCACTTAAGGAATTGCAAGCCGCTGAGAAAAAAGAAGCTGCTGAAAAAGCCCAGCGGCAGAAAATTAATGATGATGCTATTGCTGCAACTGAGACGCTGAGGAAGGTCTGGGCCAATAACCGGACTGATATTGAGAAAGAATATTATGCGGTTAAAGACCTTCAAAAAACCTACCAGGCAATGTGGGCCACTGCTGACGGTCGAAAGGAGCTCCAAGACCGTGGCGTCACTTCCACCGACGGTGAAAATTTTTCCGGCGGTCAGTGGGATGCCGACACGAAAGCGCTGGATAAATCCGGTCAGAAGGCAGAGCAGTACAACAAACAGCTGCAGCAGACGCTGAACCAGAAAAAAGCCATCACCGAGCTGGACCGCGTCGAGGCTGAAATCCGCAACGGCACGCTCTCAAGTGCGACCAAAGCACAACAGGATGAAGCCCGGGCGCTGGCCAAAAAAATTGACGCGGCCAACGCGGCCAATAAGGCGACAAAAGAAGGACAGTCGCTGGCCAAGCAGCAGGAAACCTCGAATAAAAACTTCGTCAAACAGCTTGAGGATCAGGCCGCAAAACGCACTCAGGGTGCCGCAGCGACCCGCGCCCAGGAGATTGCCACCCGCAACCTGACCGCCGAACAACGTCGCCAGGCGGAAGCAGCCAACGCCGCCATCACCGCCCAGGAGTTTAAGGGGCAGAACCTCCAGCTGCAGCTGGAATACATGCGCGATACCGGCGACACCGCTGGCGCATCGATGCTAGAGCTGCAGAACCGCGTATCCGATCTGCGCCGCGAGTTTGAAGCCAGCGGTAACACCGAAGGTCTGAACTGGCTCGATAAGCTGCTGCCGGTCGCTGAAACCAAAATCCGCGTCGATGACCTTAAAAAGCAGCTCGACGACCTGTTCACCTGGCAGTCCCAGCAGGAAACCAGCATTCAGGCGCAGGTTCAGGGTGGCCTGCTTAATGAGATTCAGGGGCGGCAGCGCCTCGTCCAGCTTCACCAGGAAGTTGGCGACAAAATCAAGGGCTACCTCCCGCAGCTGAAAGAGATGGCCACCGCCCCCGGTGAAGCCGGTGACAAAATCCGGGAGATGATCCGCCAGCTCGAAGAAGAGCTCGGCAAGCTGAATCAGGCGGGGAATGAGCTGACTCAGGCATTCCGCGACGGTCTGCAGAGCGGTATCGAAAGCTCCCTGATGGGGCTGGCCAAAGGCACGATGAACCTGCGTGATGCGGTGAAGAACCTCGCTCTCACCATCATTAACAGCATGGCGCAGCTGGCGGCACAGCAGCTGGCGCAGATGGCCAATTCCAGCCTTATCGGGAGCAGCGGCGGTATCGGCGGTCTTCTTGGCAGTGTGTTTGCGGCTGATGGCGGTCAGGTTCGCGGCCCCGGCAGCACCACGTCCGACTCCATTCCGGCGATGCTCTCCGACCAGGAGTTTGTGACCCGCGCCGCTGTGGTTCAGCAGCCCGGTGCGCTGGACTTTCTGCACGCCTTCAACCGCCACGGTATGGACGCGGTCAGGGGCTGGCTGCCCCGCGTTCGCCATGCCACTGGTGGGCTGGCGGGCATCCCCGCGCAAAATATGCCGGTCCCAGCATCCGTGCCTGAAACCGCGATGGCCACGCCCGCCGCTGCGTCGCAGCAGCCCATCAGCCTGCAGCAGCAACTGGTGCTGGATCCGTCCGAGGTTTATACCGCCGGAGCACAGACGCTGGCTGGCCAGCGCCAGTTCACCACGTCGCTTAAGGCGCAGGTACCGACCCTGAAACAATGGCTGGGGCTGAATAAATGACGACGTTATTTCCCTGGCTGGCAGACCCCGACTGGTCCCGTGGCGTGACTGAGACGCTGGAGTGGAAAACCGATGTACTGCAGTCGCCCACCGGCGCTGAGCAGCGGATTTCCGGTCGACTTTCACCGCGCCGGACGTTTGAGTTCACGGCGATGCTGTATGACACCGCCCGCCAGCGCTTCGAACATATGCTCTGGCAGGGCTGTGCGGGTACCTGGGCCATGCCGGTTTATCCGGATGTTTATGCGTTGCCGGCAGCGGTGTCCAGTGGCGCGACCACGCTCTCCATTCCGACCGCCGGGCGTGACTTTACCGTCGGCGGAACAGCGTTGCTGAAAACCAATGAGTCCCCTGATGCAACCAGCCGGATGGCGACCATCGCCGGTATGACCGGGGATGCCCTGCAACTGGTCTCCCCGCTGACCGACAGTTGGCCTGCGGGCTCGCTGGTGTATCCGGTACGCCCGGCGGTGCTGACAGAGCCGCCGTCGCTGTCCCGTCTCACTGATACCGCGACGACCGCGCAGGTGCGTTTCCGCATCGCAGAGCACAATGCCTTCAGCGATGCTCTGGTGCTCACACAGTACCGTGGCCACCCGGTGCTTGAGTCCGAAACCGACTGGGGCGAGTCGGTCAGCGGGAGCTATCAGCCTCTGATCCGTGAACTCGATAATGGCAGCAGCGTGCCGCTCCGGATTGATACAGCAGGTCGTCCCTTCTGGCGGCAGACGCACAGCTGGTTCACCACCAACCGTCCGGCACAGACTTCCCTGCGCCAGCTTCTGTGGTACCTCCGTGGGCGTCAGCGCCCGATATGGGTGCCCGGGCAGACGCTGGACTTTTCCCCGGCATCCGCCATCAGCGGTAACGCTGTTGATGTTGTCGGGGCGGGCTTTGCCGAACTGGGTATCCGCCCAGGTCGCCGTGATATCTGCATTCTGCTGGCAGATGGAACCCGGCACTACCGCCGTATCACTGCTGTGAGCCTGGTCAGTGGTGCAGAGCGTCTTGTGCTTGATGGCGATGCCATTTCAGCAGGTCAGCACCAGATCGTGTCCATTTCCCTGATGACCCTGGCCCGCCAGGACGCCGACAGCGTGTCCTGGGAGCATGTGACCGACGCCGACGGCGTGGCCCGGGTTGCCACCACTTTTACCGGAGTACGTGATGAGCTGGAGTGAGTTTGAATATTCCGTCGCCGATGGTCAGCCGCTGACGCTGTATGAGTTCCGGCTGGGCGATAACCTGTTCTGGCGTTACAGCAACGCCGACAAAGATATCGACTTTGCCGGTCAGGTCTGGGAGGCACAGGCCATCAGCAACAGCGGCCTCAGTTCCGGCAGTGGTGACGGGATGGATATCACAGTTCCGGCCAGTAATCCGGTGGCGCTGCTGTTTCGTGCCACGCCGCCTTCGCTGACCGTCAGGGTGCGGGTCATGCGCTGGCACGCAACGGATACCTCCGGAGAGTTCCGCGTGGTCTGGATCGGGGAAATCAGCAGCGTCAAACGCGAGCAGATTGAATCCTGCAAGCTGATCACCATCAGCTTGGCCAGCACGTTTACACGGGTGGGCCTCCGGCTCACCTTTGGGCGTCAGTGCCCGTATGCGTTGTACGACCACAACTGCCGAGTTGATCCGCTCCGGTTCGCGGTCAGTGATGTGGTGGTCACCGCCCTCGCTGGCTCCTCCATTACCGCGAACCTGCCAGCCGGGCTGGCCAGCGACTGGTTTTCCGGTGGTTACATTGAGTTTGACCGCAACGGCTACACCGAGCGGCGCGGGCTGCGTGCTCAGGACGGTAGCACGCTGCATCTTTTTGGCGGCACAACCGGCCTGCAGGTCGGGCAGTCGGTCACGCTGTACCCGGGTTGCGACCGTACGATTGTTACCTGTGACAGCAAGTTTTCCAACCATCTCAACTACGGTGGCCAGCCGCATATGCCCGGTAAGTCTCCGTATACCATCATCAAACTGTTTTAGGAGGGATATGCCATGTGGTGGGCTGTAGCTAAATATGTGGCGATTCTGGTTGCATCGTATGTTCTCAACACGGCCTTAGCGCCCAAACAAAAAAACTCCACGCCGGAAGCGGCCACTGAGGATGACTGGAATATGCCCATGCCCGATGAGGGCACCCCGCAGTGCGTCTTCTTTGGTGACTGCTGGACGGCTGACTGGTTCGTCCTCGGGTACGGCAATTATCGCTATCAGGCCATCAAAAAATAACCGGAGGTGAACATGTTGATAACGATGGAGCATATTCGCGCCGGTGGTGGCTGTGCATGGGGGCTGCGGACCTTTTTTGCTCGCTATAACCTCGACCTGCAGGCATTCATTCGTGACGGCGGGATTGATTCAGACCAGTTGGCCGGAACCGGCGACGCGCTGGCGATTCAGATCGTCGAACTGGCGCAACAGACTAAGAAAGAAGCGGGAGCATAAATGGGCGGTAAAGGTTCAAAAAAAGTCACCGTTGGCTATCGCTACTCCTGGGATGTACAGGCGGGGCTGGGGCGCGGTCCGGTTAACGAAATTGTGTCGATCATGGCCGATAAAAAGACGGTCTTTGCCGGTACGCCGGGGCAGATTTCATCCAGCACCTCGGTGTACATCGACAAACCCGGTCTGTTCGGCGGCGATGATACCGGTGGTGAGGGTGGCATACAGGGTCAACTGGATATCATGATGGGCGAACCGGATCAGGTCCCACCGGCATCGCTCCTGAAGTTGCTGACGGGACTGGTGCCGGGATTTCGTGGCGTGGTGACCACCTTCTTCAGTGGTCTGGTCAGTTGCTACAGCGCCAGCCCCAAACCGTGGTTATACCGGGTTCGCCGTACAACAAAAGGCTGGGACGGTGATGTCTGGTACCCTGAGAAAGCCACCATCATTCTGGAGAACAGCGAAGCGCAGCTTGATGATGAAGCTGATCTCCTTTCGGAGCAGCTCGCCAACCTCCGGGCCATTCATGCCATGAACCCGGCCCACATCCTTGTGGAATGTGCCACTAACCGCGACTGGGGACGTCAGCTGACGCTTGCCGATGACCTGAACCTCGACAGTTATCGCGCCGCTGCTGATACGTTGTATGAAGAAGGCTTTGGCCTGTGTTTCCGCTATAACCGCCAGGACGGGCTGGATACGTTCGTTCAGCAGGTACTCGATCATGTCGGCGCGGTGCAGTATGCCGACCTCGAAACCGGCAAGCTGACCCTGAAGCTGCTGCGCGGGGATTACCGTGTCGATGACCTGCCGGTTTTCACCTACGACAACGGCGTTATCGCCGTTCAGGATGACGACAGCGCCAGCACCACGTCGAACCCGAATGAGATTGTCGTGACCTGGAATGACCCCGTTACAAATGCCGATGGTGAAGTCCGGGCGCAGAACCTCGGGGCGATACAGAATACCGGACTCAACAGCAGTTCGGTCGAGTACAAAGCGATCCCCACACATTCACTTGCCGCCCGCGTAGCCCAGCGAGACCTGGAGACGGCCCAGTCTGAGCTGACCCGTCTGGTCATCCAGTTCGACCGGCGCGGCGGAATTCTGCGCCCGGGTGATGTTTTCCGCATCCAGTTGCCTGACCGTAACATCGACAATATGGTGCTGCGCGTGGGAAAAATAGAGGAAGGTGATACCGGTGTCCTGACGCTGACTGTGGTTCAGGATGTTTTTGGCCTCCCATCCACCTCTTACAGCTCCGGACAACAGGACAGTGGCTGGACACCGCCGGATAAATCCGCCCGACCTGTCACCATCCAGCGGCTGATTGAGCTGCCTTATGCTGTTCTGGCCGGGACCGTCAGCGAGGCTGAGCTGAACTATCTGAAACCTGAATCCGGCTATCCTGGCGTGATGGCCATAGCACCAACCTCACTCAGCATCAACTATCTGCTGCAGACCCGCGCAGCGGGAGCGACATTCGCCGACCGTGGCCTGGGTGACTGGACACCATCAGGAACGCTGACGGCTCCAGTCGGGCGACTCGATACCATCCTGCATGTCAGCATGGCCATCTTCCCGACCGTTGGTGAAGGTCTGATGATTAATGATGAAATCATGCGTGTTGACGCGGTCGACATTCCTGCAGGCACTCTCACCGTCGGGCGTGGTTGCATGGACTCCCTGCCGTCAGGGCACTTTGCAGGGGACCGCTGCTGGGCGTATCAGGATGCGCTGGACTCGGACGGGCTGGAATACCTGTCCGGTGAAACGGTGGAGGCACGTTTGCTTACCCGGACCAGCACGGAGACGCTGGCAGAATCAGCCGCCCCGGTGGCCACGCTGACCATGTCCGGGCGTCAGGCCAGACCGTATCTGCCTGGGAATATCCGTGTGAATGGCGTCCTGTATCCCGATGTGGCGGCCAGCGCAGATAACTTTACTCTGGCATTTTCTCATCGTGATCGCCTGCTGCAGGCCGACCGCCTGATTGACTGTACCGAAAACAGCATCGGCCCCGAACCCGGTACAGAGTATGTGGTGAAACTTATTGCTCAGAGCACCGGGAGCGAGGTCTGGTCGTTGTCCGCCAGTGACGTCAGCATCCCGATCCCCTATGTCACCGGCGGTGATGATGTACATACCCTGACGCTGCAGAGTAAACGCGATGGTCTGATGTCGCTTTATACATTCCAGGCAGAGCTGCCAGCAGGTCGTTACAAGCCGTTCCCGATAAGCATCACCTTGTCCCTGACCATTGTCGATGGTAACGACTGGGCCACGACAACGCCGGAAGATACCTCTTCCGGTGCAGTGCCGGAGCTGCACGCCATTGCTGATGCTGCCGGAGTCACGGCCTGGTATCCACCCGACCTGCTGGCCAGCGGCCTGTCCATTCCTGCCGATAATATTGAATGGCCAGCCGGAACCTGGCCGACGTCGCCGTGGTCTTTCGGTACCCATGCGGTGCTGGTCATCGTGCAGTGGACTGAAACCAGCGGACCACTGACCGTGCTGGCGCTGGAAGGCGATGCTTCTGCGCTGTTGCTGGGTTCCTCTGCAGGTTCGGCAGTGGCTGTTGAATGGAACGCAGGTATTTATCTCGCAGAAATGGATATCACTATTTTCACGACAGACGGTCCCGTTCTGAACGAGGGCATAATCTACCTGGAACTGGCAGAAAGGAGTACATGATATGGATAAACCCTATTATTATGGACAAGGTAAAGTGTATCTGTCGTTACGGAGTGAAAAAGATATTGCTCTGGACTGGAAATGGATTGGTGATGTGTCAGAACTGGCCGTTACACTTAACTTTGATGAACAGAAAACTAAAATATCCCGTGGTGGAGTACTTTATACCGGCGAAAAGATAAAAACCGGACATAATGGAACGGTTTCGGCAAAATGGTTTAATTTTTCAGATGATAACCTTTCCACATTGCTGGATAGCAACTTAAGTACACAATTACCTGATATTGTCAGTAATTATACATTTCCGTCAGGGATTACTGCTGGTTGTAGGGTTTGTTTGCCACATCAACGTGTCTGGAGTGTTGATATTCCGGGGATGACACAGGATACAGATTACATTGTTGACAGACATTGGGGGGCGATTGTGTTCAACAGAACGCCAACTCTCCAACCTCTCAAAGTCAGTTATGAGCATGCCCGAAAGACGGTTATCCCTCTGGCCATGAATAACAAAAAAGAATTTTCTTTGCGTTATGAAGGCATTAATCTTGCAGAGAAAAATAGCTATGTACTACTCGAACTATATCGGATTGCATACGAACCCATATCAGGATGGTCTCTTATTAATGATGGAAGCACGTTAAATAACATTGAGACCAAAGCGGAATTATTGATTGATCCGAGGAAGTTTCACGATCCGTTTTTTGGCCCTTTTGGTCAGGTTTCTATGTTTGAGGGATTAAGCGGCATTACACACAATGGCTCAATCCAATATGACGGTAAATATACACATCGAGGTTAATCAG